TCAACAATAATAATAAAAGACCACAGAACGATACAAGGAAAAAGGGCTAATGTCGAATGGCCTTCAGATTATCAAAAAAGGAAATTGTTAAAGAAATTTTAAAGTGTGGGAAAGATGCCCCATATTTTATTAATAATTATTGTCGAATAAGCCATCCAATGAGAGGCTTAATCCAATTTAAAACTTATCCTTATCAGGATGATTTATTAAATGATTATAATGATTTCCGATTTAATGTGATTTTAAAAGCAAGGCAGTTGGGAATCTCAACGATTACTGCTGCTTATTGTGTTTGGTTTATGCTCTTTCATAAAGAAAAAAGCATTGTTGTTCTTGCAACCAAATTCAGCACAGCAGCTAATCTTGTTAAAAAAGTAAAAAGCATGATGAAGAGCCTTCCAGACTGGCTGAAGTTGGCTACGATTGATGTAGATAACAGAACATCATTCGAATTATCAAACGGATCCATTATTAAAGCAGTTCCCACATCAGAAGACGCTGGTCGCTCAGAAGCGCTGTCCCTACTCGTTGTGGACGAAGCAGCACACATTGAAAAAATGGATGACATATGGACCTCGGTCTATTCTACATTGGCAACTGGTGGTCGATGTATCGCTTTATCCACGCCAAAAGGAACAGGAAACTGGTTCCATAAAACATATGTAGATTCTGTTGACGGTGAAAATGAATTCAACAATATAAAACTAATGTGGGATGTACACCCAGAAAGAGATCAGACATGGTTTGAAAAAGAAACTAAAAACATGTCGAAAAGGCAAGTTGCACAAGAACTTCTTTGTAATTTTAATACTTCCGGAGACACTGTAATTCATCCGGATGATTTGGTTTGGATTAGCGGTAATGTTAAAGAACCAACCTATAGAACCGGATATGATAGAAATTTTTGGATTTGGGAGAAGTTTGATGGCAACAATCAATATTTATTAACAGCGGATGTTGCTCGTGGAGATGGTGCGGATAATTCTGTTTTTCATGTTTTAAAGCTTAACACTATGGAAGTTGTCGCGGAATATCAAGGAAAGCCGTCTTTAGACATGTATTCTAGAATTCTATATGACGCTGGTTGTGAATATGGCAACTGTTTATTAGTTGTTGAAAATAATGGTATAGGGATTTCGATTTTAGAAAAATTAACTGATTTGGGATATTCTAATTTATACTATTCAATAAAGTCAACCCATGAGTACGTGGAGTCGTATCAGGGTGAAGTGATGGATAAAGCTATCGCAGGATTTACTACCTCAACAAAAACCAGACCACTGATTGTGGCAAAGTTAGAAGAATTTATTAGAAACAGATTATTAACTTCTTATTCATCTAGGACCTATCATGAGTTGAAAACATTTATTTGGCATAATGGAAAACCACAAGCCATGAGATCTTATAATGATGATTTGGTAATGGCATTGGCCATTGGTTGTTGGATTAGAGATACAGCACTACAAGTTAATAAGAGGGAAGTTGAATATAAAAAAGCTATGATAAATTCTATGTATAAGAGTGATAGCGTTATAAATACAACAATAAAAGGGATGCAAGGGCATAACGAAACAGTAAAAGAAAAAGCAACAGAATATCATAATAAAATAGCACCATTTGCATGGATTTACAAAGGATAAAAAAATGGCTAAAAAACTTAGAAAAGGAAAAAACCCCTATAATGAAACATCTGGTCTTTTTAGATCTTTGACTAGACTTTTTTCTGGTCCGATAATCAATAGAAGAACTCAGACCGGTAGGAACTTAAGGCGCAAGCATCTAGATATCTTTTCTTCTAGATTTAAATCTGCTTCTGGAAAACAATTTAAAAAGGTTGAATACAACCCAATGAACGTTATAGCTGCCAATATGATTTCGAATCGAAATAGATCCGAAAGATATGTTGATTTTGACGAAATGGAATACGAACCAATAATAGCATCAAGCATAGACATCTATGCAGATGAAATAACAACCCACTCCGCGATTCAACCAATGCTGAAATTAAAGTGTCCAAATGAAGAAATAAAAGCCACTTTAAATTCTTTATACAATAATGTTTTAAACATTCAACATAATTTGTTCGGGTGGGCCAGAACTATGTGCAAATACGGAGACCTCTTTCTTTATTTAGATATTGATGATAAAATAGGAATACGAAACTGCATTGGGATTCCTGCACAAGAGGTGGAAAGATTAGAAGGCGAAGACGAATCAAATCCAAATTATGTTCAATTTCAATGGAATACTGCTGGTTTAACTCTTGAAAATTGGCAAGTGGCACATTTTAGAGTTCTTGGCAACGACAAACATTATCCCTACGGCACATCCGTTTTGGAGCCGGCCCGTAGGATTTGGAGGCAGTTGATTTTATTAGAAGATGCGATGATGGCTTATCGTATAGTTAGATCTCCCGAAAGGAGAGCTTTTTATATAGATGTCGGTGCCATACCTCCACAAGACGTAGAACAGTATATGCAAAAAGTAATGACTCAGATGAAACGACATCAAGTTGTTGATCCAACATCGGGACGTGTTGATCTCAGATATAATCCTCTTTCGATTGAGGAAGATTATTTTATTCCCGTTCGTGGTGGAGCATCAAATACTAAGATCGAACCACTTGCTGGTGGGCAGTTTACAGGACAGATTGAAGATGTTAAGTATCTTCGTGAAAAATTGTTTGCTGCTTTGAAAATTCCACAATCGTATTTGGTTATGGGAGAAGGAGCACAAGAGGATAAAACCACATTAGCTCAAAAAGATATCAGATTTGCCAGAACAATTCAAAGACTACAGCGATCAATTATTTCAGAATTAGAAAAAGTGGGAATAGTTCACCTTTTTACGCTTGGTTTCAGAGGCGATGATTTATTATCTTTTGAATTGGGCCTCAACAATCCTTCAAAGATAGCAGAATTGCAGGACATAGAACATTGGAAAGCCAAATTTGAAGCCGCTGGTGCAGCAACAGAAAATTATTTCTCTAGGCGCTGGGTGGCTGAACACATGCTTGGAATTTCCGAGGAAGAGTTTGTAAGAATGCAAAGAGAAATGTTCTACGATAAAAAATTCATGGCTGCATTAGAAGCCGCAGCACAGCCCCCTGCGGAAGGCGGCGGTGACTTAGGTGGCGATCTTGGCGGCGGTGACTTAGGTGGCGATCTTGGCGGTGGCGACTTAGGTGGTGAAGACCTCGGTGGCGACTTAGGTGGTGAAGACCTCGGTGGAGAGGAAGCCGGTGAGGAGGAAGACGAAACCCTTCTAGCAGCACCAGCTAAGCGAGATGATGGAAGTATTTGGATAAAACCTGATGCTCTGAAGTCTAGAAAAAGAGGACAGTACAAGAGGCATAAATCATCTTATGACAAAGGAGGCAGAGCCAAACATCTTAAAAGTCTAGCAACAGGGGAATACGGAAATACAGGCAGATCTATTTGGAAAGGTTATTCTGACGGTCTTCGACAGTTGGGCAAAGGAATAACAGAGGATTTTGCTATTGAAGAAAACAAACTATTTAATACAAAAAACGAAATCACAACATTACTGGAAGGGTTAGCAAATTTTAAGGAGACCAAAACCAATGAAAATGAAACATAATAAGAAAAGAAATACCGCTTTTCTTTATGAGTGTCTTTTAAAAGAACTCACTAAATCGATTGTAAGAAAACAAAACAATAGAAAACAAAAGATAATTTCTATTATTAAAGAGTTTTTTCACAAAGGGTCTCCATTAAAGCAGGATCTTGAAGTTTATAAATCAATTTTGGAAAGCAAAAAAATGACAAAAGATTTTGCACAACGATTTTTAATTGAAACAAGAAAAGACTACCATGGCCTAGACAGAAAAGCCATTTTCAATATCCAGACTAATCTTATCAAAAGAATTAATGAATCCTTGTCGACTGCTGCTTTTGCTAATTTTATTTCTAACTACAAAGATATAGCTTCTGTTGGCAGCTTTTTTAATTCTGATATGAAAGCTAAGAGTAGATTGCTAATAGAGACAAGATTAATTACTAAATTAACTAAAGAAAAACCAACTACTAAAGAAATGAAACACATTGATAATTTGTCTTATAAAACTTTTGTTGATAAGTTCAATGAAACTTATAATGAAAAATTAAGAAAAGAACAAAAAGATCTGTTGACCAATTATATTGTTTCATTTTCTGATAATGGCCTAGGCCTTAAATCGTTCATGAACGAGGAAATTTCACGTCTTAAAAATGAGTTGGGCGATGTTATGCTAATTGAAAAAAAAGCTAAAAATGCATCATTGTTGCTCAAACTAGAGCAAGTTAATAGCAAGCTTGAAGCATTTTCAAAAACTCCCATAACGGAATCAATGGTTAAGGATGTTTTTTATATTCAAGACCTACTTCAAGAGGTTAAAAATAATGCCTGATTTTAAAATGACACCCCGAAAAACAATTCCCGTTAACTTTTATGATGAAGTGGAAGTTAATGTTGAACAGCCAAACACAATACCGGTACACATAAATACGCCAGAGGACAATATAAGAATTTCAATTGCTCCCCCGAATATTCCTGTTAATGTAGTTGACAGACGAGAAAATGTTTATGAGTTTAAACTTAATTTGCGACGAGCAATTAATGGCGATTTCATGATTTTTGATCATGCTGATATTGATATTATTATTCTTTTGGAAAAAAAGAAAATTGTTGCTTTTGCTAAAGACATGATGTCCGAAGTTGTTTATGGAGCAGAAAATAGATTGTTTGACCATCTTAAAAAAGCAGGTCTTGTGGCGTTTGATTCTATTCAAGGCGGCACCGTGTATGGATCTCTTGAGGGTCTGTTGCTGGAAAGAAAGGATGATAAGGAGCCGGAGGCATTGGATTATGTATTATTTCAAATTAGCGAATGGATAAAAACAGAAAGACCTTATTTTGAAGCAAATGAAGCCCATGATGAAATGATGGACAATGCCTTATTAAATCCAGATGATGAACATTCTACTGAATTAGGAGAGGTTCCTCATGAAGAAGAAAAGGGATCGATGAAACAAAGGGGATTATTTGCACCCTATCTTTACGGCAGATATACATATTAAGGATAACACAAATGCATCTAACAATAAAGCAGCTTAAACAAATTATTAAAGAAGAAGTGCAAAACTTCTTAGGTGAAGATCGGAAAGGCAATAAAATAATTGGCTATCACGCAACAATAACCGGAGGTGATTTTTCAAATGTTCTCGGTTGGAAACAGGTCTCAGGAGGGAAAAGCGCAGAAATGGCCACCGATCAGGGTGGTGGATTTTATATGTTTGCCAATAAAAACAGGGCCTTAAGGCGCCTAAAATCGTCACACGCAGTCCCAGACGATTGGGGGGGCGGCATGTCTTATCGCAAAATGGAACCAGAAGACGGCTATGGGATGATTGTGACGTTAGAAGTACCTTATAGTTTTAAACATTTAGAAATTGATTACGAAATTAGTTATGATGTTTGGGTAGATTTTGTAACGACATACATGGATAGATTTTTATCATTAACATTATCAAACGGCCAGCAAATTTTTGATTCTTACGATGAATCAAAAAAAGAAATTATAGTTAAAGCACCATACAACACTAAAAGTCAATTAGGGCGAAGTATTGTTTTAGATAAAACAACCGGAAACAAACTCATGTATGGTAATGTTATGTCAAGGATTCTAAGATTTATGGAAAAGGGTTTATTTGGTGCGGCTGCTAGGGGAGTTCATCAAGAATTCGAAGAACAGCTTATAGAAAAAGCACCAGCATTTAAATACAATGGTGATGATGTAACGCCAATCAAATTAGAAGTTGTAAAAGATGGTCAACTAATTGACGTAACGCAGGAAGTCATGTCCGGAGATATAGAATTAATTAAAAGCAAAGTTGAATCAAATGTATCTGTTTAGATTTAACGAAGAAAATTGGAGATTTAATGGAATTACTTTACTTTGTGCTTGCCTCTTATGGTTTGACTTTTATTTTGGCCTACGGCAAGATCTTCGAAGACTTAAGGCCTGAAAAAGATTATAGCAAAAAGTGGAATACTTTGTTTCATTGCCCGCTTTGTATAGG